TGGAATGCGCAGTATATGCAGAACCCTACTGCTGAAGAGGGTGCGATTATTAAGCGTGAGTGGTGGCAGAAGTGGGAGAAGGACGATCCTCCTTCATGCAGCTACATTATTCAAAGTTATGATACAGCGTTTAGTAAGTCTGACAGGGCTGACTACAGTGCTATTACGACTTGGGGTATATTTACTAATGAGCAGACGGACGAAGAGCATCTTATATTATTGGACGCTGAGAGGGGGCGTTGGGAGTTTCCAGAGCTAAAAGCTGAAGCTTTGGAGTCATATAAGCTTTATGACCCTGACATGGTTTTGATAGAGCAGAAGGCGAGTGGAATGCCATTAACGCAGGAGTTACGGCGTATGGGTATTCCTGTAACACCGTTTACTCCTAGCCGTGGTGCTGATAAGTTTACGAGAATGCACGCTTGTGCGCCTGTGTTTGAGAGTGGCATGGTATGGTTTCCTGAGACTAACTTTGCTGACGAAGTTATGGAGGAATGTGCTGCTTTTCCGAATGGTGAACATGATGACTTGGCGGATTCGATGACACAGGCTATACTACGTTTTAGACAGGGTGGTTTTATTACGACTCCAAGTGATTATGATGATGATGAGGAAGCGGCTTTTTTCCGCCAGAAACGCGAATACTATTAGGAGACTATTATGGCTGATGAAGATGTTAAAAGAGCACTAATGGAGGCTTTAGGTGGGTCTACTCGCCCACGCTCACGTCCACAAGGTATGGGCGAGTCTGGCAGAGCCATTTCCAATGCTGACAAGCTGAAGATGATGATGCGTGAATCTGAAGGCGTTGGCGAAGCTGACACGAAAATTTCTCCTGAACAAATGAAATTGCTTGAGCAACTTATGCGGCAACAGCAAGGCGTAAGAGATAAAGCTGAACGCAAAGCTTTCCCACCACCGTCCATGATGAAAAAAGGCGGCGAAGTTAAACGCAAAAAGAAGCCTAAGATGGGCGCAGTTATGAAGGGTCGTGGTGGCTCATACAAAGGAATGAAATAATGGGCAGTAGCAAAAAGATCAGAGGCCAAGGAGCTAAACGAAAGGTACTTCGTCAGCCACCTATTAAGGAATTTATTCGCGGCCTTGACCGCAACTTTGAGGAAGAACGCGACTTTGATCCCGGACCGCCTAGTTATTTTCAAACAACACGGGCTAATCCTACTGCTTTTCCTACCGCAGGGATGGAGGCTGACGCAAAAGCAACCGAGAAAGAAAGAGTGGGGGAAGTGCTTCGCGCTTCGATGTTAGACATGATTGCTGAATCAAGAACTGGCAAGACAACTCACCCCTTAGAATCAAGGCCCTCTGCCAAGCAGAGGGACAAGCAGATGGCAAAAAAAGCCAAAGGCGGCTCTGTCCGTGCTTTTAACAATGGTGGTGCGGTTATGAAAGGCCGTGGCCCAAAATTTAAAGGAACAACATAATGGCTTCTAAGAAAAAAACTTTTGTAGAATCTCAACCTGAAGGTGCTTTAAAGGGTACTTTTTTTGATTACGTTCCAGATGCTTTACAAGTTGGTAATTATCTTAAACAGTTTATGTCTAAAAAAGATTCAGAACCACAATCAGGTACTGGAAAAGCTGTAATGAAGGGCCGTGGAACTAAATTTAAAGGAGTAAAGTAATGAAAAATCCTAGTAAAAGTCAGGTTGGTCTTAAAAAACTTCCTAAAGACGTTCGCAATAAAATGGGTTATTTTGCCAATGGCGGTAATGTTCACAAGATGCCAGACGGTTCAATGATGTCAGATAACGATCCATCTATGGGAAGTTACGAACATGGCGGTCAGGTTTCAAACTCTGGTCACTCTCGTGGTGGCGGTGCAGCACTCAGTGGCACTAAGTTTACTGGGGTGAAGTGATGCCTAAAATAACCATAGACATTCATCTTCCTTATGATGATATGCCTGAATATGACATGCCTGAAGATGAGGTATTGATTGTTGAAGACATTGTTGATGAGGACGTTTCAGAAGAAATTGTTATTACTTGCCCCACTTGTGGACAAGTAATTGCCGAAGATGTTGATGAAGACTAACCGCAGCATTATGACAGGAGCCTAAAATGGCGATTGAACAAGGATTAGGTGCTGGCGGAATTCCCGACGAGCCTATAGTTGAAGATAATACCCGTATGATGGAACTCCCCGATCTTCTTCCTGAAGTTCCGGGCGTCACTGAGCTTGATGATGGAAGTGTCATTGTTGGCGAATACGAAGAAGAAGGCGAACCTGTAGAAGAAATCGAGTTCGAGGGGAACTTGGCTGACGTTATGGACGAAGGCGATTTAAACGATATATCTTCTAGTCTTGTTGGTTCTATAGAAGATGACCTTTCTGCCCGTTCCGAATGGGAAGACACTTACAAGAAGGGCCTTGAGTTCCTTGGCATGAAGACTGAGGAGCGCAGTGAGCCGTTTGAAGGTTCTTCTGGCGTTATCCACCCGTTACTTGCTGAGAGCGTTACACAGTTTCAAGCTCAAGCTTACCGTGAGATGCTACCATCTAGCGGACCTGTCAGATCACAGGTTGTTGGCGCTCAGAACGAAATTCTTGTTAAGCAAGCAGAGCGCGTTAAAGATTATATGAATTATATGATCACTTACGAAATGGAAGAATACGATCCTGAGATGGATCAGATGTTGTTCTATCTCCCTGTGATTGGTTCTACATTCAAGAAAGTTTACTTCGATCCTTTAAAGGGTCGCGCTGTTAGTAAGTTTATTCACGCTGAAGACATCATCGTGCCTTATGGCGCGTCTGATTTTGCGTCTTCGCCTCGCATTACACATCGTTTGTCTATGGATTCTAACGAGATTCGTAAGCTACAACTTGCAGGCTTTTACCGTGATATTGATCTTCCTAGCGATTCTGAAGGTAGTGATTCTTCTATGGATGAAGTAGAGGAATCAATTGATGACATTCAAGGCATTCACCCTTCTGGTCCTTCCGAAGAACTTACATTGTATGAAGTTCACACATCCTTAGACATTGATGGCTTTGAGGATTTGGGTGCTGATGGCGAGCCTACAGGCTTAAAGCTTCCATACATTGTAACCGTGATTGCTGACTCAGGTGACGTTCTTTCTGTGCGCAGGAATTACGATCCAATGGACCCTATGAAGCGTGCAAAGCAGTATTTTGTACACTACAAATTCTTGCCCGGTTTGGGCTTTTATGGCTTAGGTCTAACGCATATGATTGGTGGATTGGCTCAAGCTTCTACGTCTATCCTGCGTCAACTTATAGATGCAGGCACGCTCTCTAACCTACCAGCAGGCTTTAAAGCCCGTGGCGCTCGTATCCGTGATGAAGATTCTCCCCTTCAGCCCGGTGAGTTCCGCGATATTGATGTGGTTGGAGGCACCCTGCAAGGCTCTTTGATGCCCCTCCCTTTCAAGGAGCCTTCAGGGACGCTTTATAACCTTCTTGGTACACTTGTAGATGCTGGACGTAGGTTCGCATCAATGGCTGACATGAAGGTTGGCGAGATGGGCGGAGATACGCCTGTTGGAACTACAATGGCTATTATGGAGCGCGGCACTAAAGTTATGTCCGCCATCCACAAGCGTTTGCATTACTCTCAGCGTATTGAGTTTAAGCTTCTGTCTAAGATTTTCTCTGAGACTGTGCAGGCTTATCCGTATCCAGCAGACATGCAGATGGGTCCTGAAATATTTGCACAAGACTTTGATAATCGCGTAGATGTTCTGCCTGTTTCTGATCCTAACATATTCTCTATGTCCCAGCGCATTGCATTGGCACAGACAGAGTTGCAGTTGGTTCAATCCAATCCACAGATACACGGTGGGCCACAGGGTCTATATCAAGCGTATCGCAAGATGTACGAAGCGTTAGGCGTAACTAATATTGATGGCATTCTGCCACCTCCGCCACCACCTCCGCCACCAGTTAATCCATCTAAGGAAAACCAGTTGGCTTTACAGGGTGCTCCGTTACAGGCATTCCCAGAGCAAGACCACGAGGCTCACATAGAGGCTCACATGGCAGTTATGTCTACTCCAGCCATGCAACTGAACCCGAATGCTATCATGGCACTACAGGGCCACATACAGGAGCACATAGGCTTACTTGCCGAGGCTCAGGCTCAACAGGAAGTTATGTCTCAGATTCCACCAGAGCAAATGCAGATGATGCAACAGCAAGCTCAGATGATGCAACAACAAGGGCAGATGGGCGGACCACAAGGTCAACAGCCTCCTGCTGATCCTATGGCGCAGTTTAAGCCACAGATTGATTCTCTTGCGGCACAAATTATCGCTGATTTGACTGAAGAGCTTGCTCAAGCGGTTAGTCCACCTGAGCAGTCTGATCCGCTTGTGGACATCAGGAACCAAGAACTTCAGTTAAAGGCTGCTGACTTACAGCGCAAAGAAGCTGAGTTTGAGATAAAGCAAGAGTTTGCTCGTGAAAGAGAACAGAATGACGTTCTTACCGCGCAGCAACGTATTGATGTTTCTGAGGCCGCATTATCCGATAAGACTAGAATTGCAGAAAACCGCATTCAAACACAGAGAGACATTGCGGCTTTAAACTCTAACACAAGGAACCAATAAAATGGGATCAGTAAGAGATAAAATGATTGAACAAATTCGTGCAGCAAAGCGTGGGACTGTCATAGCAGAACCTGTTGTTCAAGTAGAAGTTGTTGTAGAAGTGAGAGCGCGGGATGAAAACGGACACTTTATTGCAGATGACCCAGCCACATCAGAAAACGAAGCGTGGACTAAAAAGCCAGTTGCAAATCCTGCCAAAAATAAAAAAACAAAAGTCAAAAAATCTAAGTAGGTTCAGCAGTATTGCAAGGCCCCAGAGATTCCAAGGTATTTTCTGATTTCTTGGTATTTCTACTTGTATCTCCCGCATAATCTCATACTATATGCGGTATGGATGCACTACACTTAGCAGAATATCTATATAAGAGCATTCGTGAGCGCGATGCCCGTCTAAAAGACAGGCTTGCGGACGGTTCGATACAAACCTTTGAGGAGTATCGGTATATAGTGGGCGAAATACGCGGCATGGCCTACGTTGAGGAAGAACTCAAAGTCGCGATGAAAGGTATAGAGTACGCGGATGACTAAAAAGTTATTTGTGCCAGAACACGTTGCAAGAGCAGCGGGAAATGTCACAGGAGAATCTTCAGAGATTCCCAAACCATTAGAAAATGCCTTTGGTAAAGGTGCCAAGAACAAAAACGCAGATGATCCTTCAGAAATAAAGCAATCATCTTTAGAGAGACTGCCACAGCCTACAGGCTACCGCGTCCTCATCATTCCTTATTATCCTAGCGAGAAAACAAAGGGCGGAATTATCGTTCCTGAT